ATCCGCGCGTTGGCTGGGGTTGGTGTCTGATCATGGAAGTACCATGGGTGATCTACGCGCTCAGCATTGGTCAGCCAGCATTGGCCGTGTTGTGCGCGTTCTACGCAGCCGTTTACGCCAACAACTTGCGAGGGACTAAATGAAGAACATCATTGACTGTGTGCCTGATTTATCTGAGGCCGTGGACTATCGACCGATGATCACCCACGAATGCGCGTGTGGCTCACCACTGTTCAGGGTGATCTGCTCATTTGCCGACAACGAGATCGCCCAATACTTCCTAGACATGGAGTGCATTGCGTGTGGTTCCAGGTATCACGCACCCACATTGGCCGATGACAATGAGTGACTACGTGGGTGATGGTGGCCCCATCATTGGCCGGCCAGCAGAAGTGCTTGTGCCTGAGGCTGATATCGCTGGGCTAATGGCTGTGCGAGGAAGTGCCTACGGCAGTCCGCTGGTCAATCATCAGCGCATTGCCGAGCTGTGGTCCGCGTACCTGCGCACCGAGATCAAGCCTGAGCAGGCCGCAATGATGATGGCCCTGCTCAAGGTTGCACGCCTGATTCAATCACCTGACCACGCGGACTCCATCCACGACCTCGCCGGTTACGTTGAGGTGTACCGCCAGATCATTAACGAGAGCGAGTAAGTGGTTATGGGACCGGACCAAATAACACTGCATCACGGCGACTGCATTGAAGTTATGCGTGGCATGACTGACGGCTCAGTGGATTCCATTGTCACTGACCCGCCTTACGAGCTCGGCTTCATGGGCAAGTCGTGGGACAGCACCGGCATTGCTTACAGCGTTGAGCTGTGGACCGAAGCGTTGCGCGTGCTCAAACCTGGCGGGCACCTGCTCGCGTTCAGTGGGTCACGCACCTACCACCGCATGGCTTGCGCCATTGAGGACGCGGGCTTCCAAATCCGTGACCAGATTATGTGGCTGTACGGGTCAGGGTTCCCTAAATCCTTAGATGTTGCCAAAGCCATAGACAAAATGGCTGGCGTTGAGTTTGAGGCTAAGCCAGCAAGTGGCGTTGGTTTTATGAACTCAAGTGACGATGGCTACAACACCACACTCAACCAACTGGTACAAACAGGCGAATCAACTGATGAAGCAACTAAGTGGAAGGGTTGGGGGACAGCGTTGAAGCCAGCACACGAACCAATCGTGATGGCACGCAAACCTCTTTCCGAAAAGACTGTTGCCAAGAACGTCCTGCAACACGGGACAGGTGCGCTCAACATTGACGGGTCACGGGTTGGTACAGAACTTATGGTTAATCAACCTGGTTCGACTAATCCAAGAAATTCAATGGGTGATGGATGGCGTGAGAGTGCGCAAGCAACAACATCAATAGGCCGTTGGCCCGCGAACGTAATCCACGACGGCAGTGACGAAGTCGTTGAGTTGTTTCCAAATTCAACAAGCAAGCAATCAATGAGAGGAGTCGGATTGACTGGAAGCAATGTCTATGGGTCAGGCGATGCTGATTTTGACACCTTGCGTGGTCACAATGACTCAGGCTCTGCGGCCCGTTTCTTTTATTGCGCGAAAGCCAACAAGCGTGACCGCAACGAAGGGCTAGACGGGTTTGCTGGCAAAGAGATCGGGGGGAAAGGCAACGGCCTCGCCCGAACGTGCGCAACGTGTGGTGCGTCAGTCCTTGACGGTTGCCAGTGCCCTGACCGCACCTTCACAAACCCGACACGCGCCAACCACCACCCGACGGTTAAGCCCGTGGACCTAATGCGCTACCTAGTCAAAGTGATCACACCACCTGGCGGCGTAGTCCTTGACCCGTTCATGGGTTCAGGCTCCACAGGCAAAGGCGCAGTCATCGAGGGCTTCAACTTCGTCGGCATTGAGCAGGACGCCGACTACCTTGACATTGCCCGCGCCCGCATCCAGTGGGCTGGCAAGCAGGAGGTACAGCTGGGCATTGATGATTGAGCCCAGCGATGAACAGATAAAGGCCGCAGCGTTAGCGTTATGGCGTGCCTTTGATTATGCGCTACCCACTGACCCGCAAGCCCTCGCCATCTTGGCACTCAGGGCAGCCCTAAACATCAACGAGAGTGACTAGCGCGACTTCATGATGAAGTCAGTGAGCGCGAGGCGCATCACTTCACTGACGCTCAGGCCAGTCTGCTCACCGATCTCACGCAACGCATCCCAAATGTCATCGTTGAGGCGAACACTACGGTGCGGGGTTTTGGGTTGATTCGCCATTAGGCAATCCTACCTGCACGCTTAATGGGTGGTGTCTTTGACATCTCAACACCAAATGACTCGCCGCACTTAGGGCACTGATACCACGACGACATTGTTCCCATTACCAGCTCGAAGCGGCGCGGGCGTTCACACTCACCGCACTGCGTCCTGATCGTAAACTTCATGGCTTGCCTCCCCATCCTTCACCCTTGAACGACACACCAGGGGCCGAATAAATACGTGTCAATGATTCCTTGCACGTGTAGCACGTTCGCTGTTCGTCACGTTGCTCAACTGGTACGCGCAGGATGGTGGTGTGTTCGCACCCACATCGATACTCATAGGTCACTGGCATTGTTCCTCCAAAGGTCAAACACTAAGCCCCCTCACCGACATGGTGAGGGGGCGTTGTTGTGTGTCTAGGACTCGTCCTGCACGATGACAAGTTCACAGGTATTCATCCACAGATTGAGCACATGGATTAGGTCCTTGTGACCCTGCTCGTCACGCATCCACACATCAAACTGGTCATGCAACGCGGTGAGTAGGCGTGCCACGTTCTTGTCCGTGGGGTTGTCCGCGGCGATCTGCTCGCAGTCCTCGAAGGCTTGACGCAGGTGGGTGATGATGGCTTTGTCACCGATCGTGGTGTTGAGCTGTGTGTTGTTGGCGAAGTCTTTGACAATGATTTCTTGATCTGCCCACGAAATCTTGTACCAGTTCTCGTTGAAGATTCCTGCATCCATCATTTCAATGTAGAGATCACGTGCCTCGTGTGGTGCGCAGTCAAGCATGGAACGAATTTTGGTGATTGTGGGGTTCATTGTGTTTCTCCTTGTGTCTGGGCTGTTGGATTGAATGTGTGGAATTAGTCCGCGAGGGTGTCGCACGTGGTGTGGCGAATGACCTTAACTGGGCACAGGATGCCAACCTCTCGACGTTCGCCATCAACGATGAAACCGCGAGTGCCTGAGTCGTTTGTGTCGTAAGTACCTTGAACAAAGAAGTCGGAGTTGGTAGTCACAACAAAGTCACCGACACCAATGTGGCGGACCCCTGCTTGCCAAACTTTCCACCAGCCGAGAGTGCCTGCTGCCATGCTGGGTTGAGTTGCGATTTCATTCTTGATGCTTGCGGTGGTTGCGGTCTTGGTGCTCATTGTGTTCTCCTTGTGTCTGGGCTGTTGGGTTATTTCTACCCTAGGTGTCACACACCTGTCAACACTTCTGCCAAATCTAAACTCTCGGGAGTGTCGCACACCTCGCTCCCAGCCCACGCCTAGTCAGGCACAGAAATACCCATCAGAGGGCACAGGAGGCGATCTGAGCCACTAACGCCAGACACGCCGTGTCCTAGGCACAGATTCCTCAGTGTCCTTGCACACGGTCACAGGGTAGGTCTATGGTCAATCACGTCAGCCCAGCACAACCATCGGAGGAAACAATGAGTCACATCATCCACCCGCGAAACATCGCGGTCTCACAGCTCCTGGACGAAGGCGACGGCATTAACCAAGCCATCGTCATGATCGACCACCGCACCAATGACCCCTACATCGTGCACCTCAACGATGAGCAAGCCAGCGACCTTTACTACCAACTTCAGCGCATTCGCAACCTCAGTGTGCAGGCCGCACTCATGGACGTGAACGCTGAAGCCATGCGCATCATCCAAGGCGAAGTGTTTGGAGACTTCTCATGACCGCGGACACCATCACCATCCTGCTCATGGTCGTTGCATCATCAGGCATGGCCTACTTCGCTGGCTACGTATCAGCCCTGCAGGACGAGCAACAACGCAGGAAGGCTGGTAAGCGATGACGTGGCACAACCGCGCGGCGTGCGCCGGATACTCAGACCCCGACGCCTTCGTTCCTAAAAGGCACACCGAACGCGAGCAACTACGCGAAACGATCACAGCTCGAAGCATCTGCGCGGGTTGCCCTGTCAGCGACCAGTGCTTGACTGATGCCATTAAAGAGCGTGACTTTTACACGGTGCGTGGTGGAACAGTACCGATCGCCCGCGATGACAAAGCGTGGGCACGTATGCGCCGATACAACAAGCAAGACGTCATCCTGACTGAGGCCTTGTATGACCGCATGGGTGGCTGGATTAAGTCCCACCCACACATGGGGTTGTTCACTCACCAGGCACGTTCCTGCTTCCGCTGTGGGGGCACATCCCTGACCGCTAATGGTGTGACCCGATCCGCGTCCACAGCGTTCGCCTCATTCACCTGCGATGCGTGTGGTGCACAGTCGCGGGCCAGCACGCGCAAGCATGGTGTGAGCCTGCGTGGTGTGCGATGAGCAGGCCGAGGGTGGTCAAGATCAGCCCCTACACCTGGTCAATCAAGTGGTCACGGCACGAGGTCCTGAAGCATCACCCCAACGGGGATGCGTGTGGTGCGTGCGACATGGAGTCCATGAGCATTGCTGTGGACCCTGGCAAGCACGAGGACTACGCGCGGGCCACACTCCTGCACGAAATCCTGCACGCCTGCATCCGCAGCTCGGACCCCACACTCGATGACGAGCATGAGGAAACCGTGGTCGCCGCAATCACCGGCCCACTGCTGTCCATGCTCAGGGATAACCCTGACGTGCTGGACTACCTGACGGATGACGCATGATGTGGGTGTCGTTTCTGTTGGCCGCGGGCAGTATCGCTGGGCTGTATTTTGTGAAACGTAATCCGCGCGTTGGCTGGGGTTGGTGTCTGATCATGGAAGTACCATGGGTGATCTACGCGCTCAGCATTGGTCAGCCAGCATTGGCCGTGTTGTGCGCGTTCTACGCAGCCGTTTACGCCAA